GAGATGAAGTTGTTTTTACAGGCCCGCTGGCATGCCTTGGTCATGAACGAGGGGCTGGCGTTTACCGCCGCGCGCGGTTCTATCAGCGATTTGATGGACCTCGGCGACGCGCCGAACGACCAGACGCTGACGATCATGGAAACCTCCACATCGCCAACACCCCCGTATATTTGGGCGGCGCAATATGCGGCGGTGGCGGCGTTCGAGCCGATTCCGAACAGGCCGCTGTGGACGCTGGCGCTGCCCGGCGTGTTGCCACCGGTGCTGGCCGACCGGCGCACGCTGCCGCAGACCAACCAACTGCTCAACCACGGCATCTCCTGCCATTTCGTCGACGAGGGCGGCGTGGTGCGCATCCGCCGCGCGATCACGACGTATCGCGTCAATGAATGGGATGTTCCCGACAGGTCATTCCTGGATCTGGAAAAAATGAACCTGTTAGCGGAACTGCGCTATCTGCGCCGCGTCCGCATTGCGCAAAAATTCCCGCGCTGCCGCTTGACCTCGAACACATCTCGGCAAGTGCCTGGTGACGTGGTGACGCCCGACGATATCAGGCACGATTTTTTTGCCCAGGCGCTGGACTGGATCAGGCTGGGCTACATCCGCGACGACATGCCCGCGTTGAAAGCGGCGTATCTCTGCGAAATAGACCCCGACGACCCGCACCGCGTCAATGAATTGATCCAGCCTAATCTGGTGGTCGGCTTGGCCGTCTACGCCGGCCTGCTGCAATTTTTAAACTGAGGAGAACACCATGCCAAATGTGACCGGGCGAGTTTCGATCAAAGTCGACGGGCGGCTATATCAAAGCAAGGAGGGGGCAACCCTCAAATATGTCGACGCCGACGGCGTGGAATCCCGCGAGATGGTCATCACCGACCAAGGGCCGCTGGGGACGCGGGACAAATCCGGCGCGCCGACCGTGGAGGCGACGTTTCCGCACACGGCGGACCTGTCGCTGGCCGCGCTCATGGCAATCAAAAACGCCACGCTGACCTACACCACCGACAGCGGCATTTCGTTCATTCTTTACCAGGCCACTTGCCTGGGCGCGGTGTCCATGTCCGGCGGCGAGGTGTCAACATCATTCGGCGCAGTGCGCTGCGAGGAGGCGTAATGGCGGACAAAAAACCGGGCACTGGCACCCTGAAAGGTGGCCTGAAAATCGGCGACACGGTCCATCGGGATTTTGAGATCCGCGAGGGCACCATGGCCGATTATTTTGCCGCCGAGGACATGGCCGGCCCCGAGCAGCCCTATAAATTCACAGCGGCGCTGCTGTGCCAGCAAATCGTCCACATCGGCGATTTCGGTGGTGCGCTCACCGTGGAGCTGCTCCAGCGGCTGAGGATTCCGGATTTCAGGATGTTGCGGACGGAAATGAATGCGGTTGACGGCATGTCCGCGCAAAATCCCGAAATAGCGAATGAAAAACCGGGCGCGGGCACCCTTAAACACGGCCTGAAAATCGGCGACACGGTCCACCGGGATTTCGAGATCCGCGAGGGCACCATGGCGGATTATTTCGCCGCTGAGGACGTCGTCAACCCCAATAAAACGTATAAATTCGCCACGGCGCTGCTGTGCCAGAGAATCGTCAGTATCGGCGATGTCGGTGGTCCGCTCACCGTGGATCTACTCCAGAATCTGCCGCCGGCGGATTTCCACATGCTGCGCGCGGCGATGGATGGGGTGGACGGCTTGGGGGAGTCCGAACCAGGCGCCGCGCCGCCCGGCTAGACGCCATTCTGCTAATCGCCGTCAAAACCGGCTGGTCGCGCGCCGAAATCCTGGCGCTGCCGCCCGCCGAGTTCAACCACTATCTCGCCCGCCTGACTAAAAAATGACCGACAAACTCCACGTCGCCCTGATCCTCTCCGCCGACCCTCGCGGGCTGGACGCGGGGCTGCGCCATGGCTCGGCGTCGGTGAAGGGGTTCACGGCGGGCGTCAAGCGCGAGCTTGAACTGTTGGGGAATGCCTGGAAAAGCACCCTGGGCCGCGTCGGCCAGTTGGGGCTGGGCCTGGGCGCGGGCGCGGCGCTCACGCAGTCGGCGCGGCTCGACCGCGATTTGCTGAAAACCAAGCAGACGGCGGGGGCCACGAAATCCGAGATGGCCGGGCTGCGGGGCGAATTGTTTGCGATGGCCAAGCAGACCGGGGCGAATGTCGAAGACCTTAAGGCAGGCGACGAGGCATTGATCGCGTCGGGCCAAAGTTGGAAAGCGGCGCTGGAGGATATCAAAGCGATTAATATTGCCATGGGCGTGACCGGCGCCGACGCCACGACGCTGGCCGGCGGGTTGACCGTCGCCGGGGAGGCGTTTCAATTCGACCTGGAAAAGCCCGGCCTTGCATTGGAGTTGCTGGACAAGATGACCGTCGCCGGGCGGCAGGGCAACGCCGAGTTGGAAAATCTGGCCGACATATTCGCCCGCGTCGGCGTCAACGCATCGAGCGCGGGGCTGGGGTTCGAGAAAACGCTGGGATTCGTCGAAGCACTATCGCTAGTCGAGCGCCAACCCGAGCGGCTGGCGACACTGGCCGACTCGACGCTGCGCCTGTTCAACAATGTGGACTACATGCAGACCGCCGAGCAGGCGTCCAACCTCGCCGGCATGTTGTTAAAGAAGCGGCGCGGCGACGCGGCGCTGGAGGCGTTCCCCGACAAAAAGGAGCGCAAGAAGCTGGCGAAGGCCGGCACGCTGGACAAGGATTTTGGCGGCGTGAAATTTTTTGACGACAAGGGCGGGCGGCGCGACCCGGTAGCCGTGCTAAAAGACCTGCGCGAGCAATTCAAGCTGCTGCGAACCGACCAGGAGCGCAGCGATTATCTCGGCAACGTGTTCGACAAAATGGATCTGGACACCGTGAAGGGGTTGAAAACACTGCTGCAAGGCGATGCGCTGGACAAGATCGGCGCGTTTGAAACCGCGATTAAAGGTGGCGTCGGAACGCTTAAGAAAGATTTGCCGGAGGCGCTTTCCAATGCCGTCGACCAGGCCGGGCGGCTGAAAAACACCCTGCGTGAAGCGGCGGACGGGTTCGCCAAGCCGATCAACGCGGCTATGTCCGACCTGGTGAAATTCGGCCTGGACAAAAAAGAATTGAGCGGCGGCGAGTTGCTGGCCGGCGGCGCGGCGCTGGCAGCGGGGGCATATGTCGGCGGCCGCGTCATCAAAGGCGTGGCCGGCAAGCTGCTCGGCGGCGGCGCGTCGCTCGGCGCGGGCGTCGCGGTCGGCAAGGGATTGCAGGAAGCGGCTGGCGTCACCCCCGTTTTTGTGGTCAACATGCCGGCCGGCGGCATGGGCGGTGCGGGAACGGTGCCGGAACCCCTCGCGGGCAAGGGCGGCGCGGGCGGCGGAGCGGCCGCGGCGGCGCGGTTTTGGCCGACGCTGGGGCAAATCGGCGTGCCGTTGCTGGCGGCGGGCGGACTGGCCTATGGGCTGGCAAAGGCCACCGCAGGCGCGGACAGGCCGGGCACGTATTTGCACAATCCCAAAGACAAGGCGGGCGACGACGAGTACCTCCGCGAACAGAAATGGCGGGAGAAAAATTTCTCCTGGTGGGAGCGGTTCAAGGAGGACTCAAAATTTGGCGACGCCCGCCCGCGTCCCGGCTCGGAGGCGGATGCCATGCGCCGGGGCGGCAACCGGGGCGGCAGCGCGGATTTATACCGCTCCCACGTCGACCAGGGCCGGATCACCGACGCCCTCGTGCGCCCGCTGGTCGGCAAGGCGCTGGGCGATTTGGGCATTGCAAAATGGAACCCCGCCGACGGACTCAAGGAGTTGGCGGCGGCGCAGGATCGCAGCGCCAGCGCCATCGAGCGGACATTGCAGAGCCTCGGCGGCGACCTGCAGGGGGCCATCAACAATAGCAACCTCGCCGACCGCATCGGCCAGATGCTCGACGCCGCCGTCGCCGGCGTAGCAGCCAAAAAGGCGGACCTGACCATCAAAATCGACGGCCCCGGCCGCGTCGTCGAGGCGCAAAGCACGGGTTTCTCGCTCAACATCAATTCCGGCATCCTGCCGGTGGGGCGTTGACATGGCCGGCTGGCGCGACGGGCTGCTAAAAGCATCGTTCCGGGGCGTCCAATTTCCCATTAAATCCCATGATGAGGATGGCATCGGCCGGCGTGTCGAGGTGCATCAATATCCGGGTAAAGATGATGCGTTCGCCGAGGATATCGGCGGCTCGGCGGGGGTGTGGGCGTTCGACGCGATAATCGCCGGCCCCGACTATTGGCCCGCCCGCGACGAGCTGCGCGCGGCGTTGCGCAAGGCGGGGCCGGGCGAGTTGATCCACCCGACGCTGGGCCGCAAAAACGTCATGGTCACGGGCGCGTCCATGTCCGAGGATCTCGTCGACGGCGGCAACGTCGCCACGTTTTCGCTCGAATTTACCCAAACCTCCGAGCCGATTTATCCGGCCGGCGGCAACGCCACCGGCCCGGCGGTCGCGGCCGGCGCTGCCGCCGTCAAGGCCGCGGCCGCGCAATCGTTCGCCCAGCGCGTGGGCGCGTGGGCGAAGACAGTCACGAATTATGCCCAGCAGGCCGTCGGGCTGCTGAGCGGCGGGCTGGTCAACGGCCTGCTCAACGTCGCCCGCCAATATCTGCCCGTCGGCTCGATCCTCGGCGCCGTGTCGTCGCTGCAAAAGGTCGGCATGGGGCTGGTGTCGGCCGGGGCGATGCTGCGCAATCCGTCGGCGTTCGCCGGCGGGGTTGCCGGCCTGTTCGGCGGGTTCGGCAGCATCGCCCGGGGCATCGTCGGCGACGCCCAGGACGCCGGCCATGCAGCCGGGCGGATGCCGGCCGCCATCCGGCACGCC